TATTTGTTGAATTCTGAAACATTAAACTGAATGTCTTTTAGTTGTGATATTGAAACATTTGAGTTTATTAGTGTGAATAGTTTTTGAGATTCTTTAGTATAGAGTCCAAAGTTAGGTTCGTATCTAATTCCTTTGATTCCATGTACTACAGGGTTTGAAGTATCCATTGAATATATCCAATCATATTGCGAATAAAACTTCCCTTCTGCCGGTAATGAACTTCCTAGTAAATGGTGAGGTGTATTTTCGTTTATAATACCGTCTTTAACTAAATCTCCAAGTAACTTAACACGTCCTAGCATCCAACTAACGTACTTGTTAGGGTGCGGAAAAGATTGGGTATAATACGAATAGTCGAATGATATTGCAATCATGTCTACTTTCGCTATCTTGTCCATGTAAACATAACATGCTACTATTTCTTCGTATGTCTTTCCTTGAACTACTCCAATTTTCTTTCCAGGTAGATCTGTGTAAGTCTTGTTCCAATCCACCATCTGGTTTTTTGTCTTCTGTCCGTCTTCTAATACATCTGGAACTATATACCATGTTGGTTTTAATTTCTTAACCCAATATGCAAAGTCCTCTGCATTAAATGCTTCCTCTAATTCAAAGATTGAATTGTCTAAAATCACTTCTCTTCCGTCTTTAATTGCATCTTCGAATAACTTATAGTATTCCGGATCCTCCTCAAAGAGATGTACAAGCGCATAATCTCCGTCTGTAATCTTCTGCACTGCCTTTACAATTGACTTTGGTGCTTCGTGGTAAATTTTAATGTGGTTGTTATTTTTCATCAAGTGATATGTCTTTAATTGATACTGTAAGTTGTTCGAATAGTTCGTCTAGCTTTGTAACTGTTTCTAGTAGTTCTGCGTTTGGATCTACTGTCTTAAGATACTCTTCTACAGCATCATACGATACCATTTTCTTTCCTTCGCTTTTTACGTAGATTGCACTTTTTTCTAATTTCTCTATTGGAGTCATAACTTACTTTTTTAATTTGTTTCTTTTCAATTTAATGTCTACAGTTTCCTGATAGTTCAATGTTCTTGTAGAATTCTGCTTTTGTTGAAGGTTCCTCTAAGAAGCATCCTGTTAGTACTGCTGTTTGCATTGCTGCTCCTTGATGCCCTACTCCTCTACAACTTACACAATTATGTCCTGCATTTATTTGAACTGCTACTCCTAAATTGTCTTCACAGATCTTATTTACAGCATTATGTATTGCTACTGTTAACTGTTCTTGAATTGCTCCTCTTCTTCCAAAGTGTTCAACAATTCTGTTAAGTTTTGAAAGTCCTACAACTCGTCCGGTTTTTGAAGCTATATATGCTATGCTTACTTTTCCTTCGATTGCTTGATGATGATGACTACACATTGAGATTACTGGAATGTTAGATTCTTGTACTATTCCCGAATATCCATCACTTGGGAAAGCTGTAACTCTATCTAGTGGTTCGTATCTTCCTTTCCATAAATCATTAACATATGCTTTTGCAACTCTCATTGGAGTGTCAGATGAATTAGGATCTTGTTCCCAATCACATCCTAATGCTGTTAAGAATTTTCCATATGCTTCTGCTGCTTCTTCGATAATGTAGTTTTTATCGTCTTCTCCAAGTCTAGCTTCTTCTCCGTCTACTACTTGCTTTGATGCTAATTGTGTAGAGATTCCGTTTGCGTATCCCGATTTAACTAGTTCGGTTCCATTTATAAATTTCTTTGCCATTTGTTTTTGTCTTTTTATTTTTTACCTGAGCTTCCAAATCCTTTAGATCCTCTGTCTTGTTTTGATGCTAATTCTTCAAAGTCTTCTTTACTAAGTTCCTCAATACTGTAAACTGGTTTCTCTATTACCACTATTTGTGCGTATCTTTCTCCTTCTTCAATTGTTACATCAACGTCTCCTACATTGTAAATCTTTACTCCTAAGTCTCCTGTATAGCCAGCATCTACTGTTCCGTAGTGTGGAATCAATTCATGCTTAAACCCTTTTGAACTTCTTAGTTGGATTTGCATCCAATAACTGTCCGACTGATCTATTACAATTCTTATCCCGTTTGGAACTACTGCTGATCCGTTTGCTGGAATTATAGTTGTCTTTGTACAGGTTATGTCAAATGCTGCACTTGTATCTCCGTACGCGACTGTTGGAACTACTGCATTCTCTTCTTGCTTGTATGCGTATATTTTTACCATGTTTTTTATTTTTAGATTAATTTATACCTAAATATACGAAATATACTTGATGTATCCTAATTATAATTCGAAAGTTTTTAGTTTTTTATGAAACTACTTTAAGTATTTTCGATTTTGTAATACTAGTTACTGTGAAATTTGACTCTCCTTCAAACTCTTTTACAATTCTAACCTCTGCATCTGTAGGTGATACTGCTTCTACTAAATAGTTTTCTGTTGTTTTTTGAATTCTTCCTCTGTCGTTTTCAAATTCCATCTGTACTTTTACTTGCCAAAATTGTTGCATATTATTTATTTTTTACTGTTTATATTTGTTACTCTTATTTCTTTTCTAAATAGTCTTGTGACATCTTTGCAGATGGATTCTCCCAAGGAAAAATTAACCACTGATCTCCTGTATGTATTTCTGCATGCATGGTTGGAATGTATTTTGATGTGTGCGGTTTGTGGAAAAGTACTGCAGTGTTAGGTGCGTTAATTCCTTCTAAGGTGTTTCCTGAGTCGCTTATATCATCTACTACTAATGTGTTCTTTCTTATCTTTGAAATTAACGGAATGTTTAATTTATGAGATAACATTACTGCTGGAATTAATCCTCCTCTTGCTATTCCAAAGAGAGAATCAATGTTTGGGTGCTGTTCTTTTATTGCGATTGCTATTTTAGATACTGCTTCTTCTACCTCGTTCCAACTTACTAGTTTTCTTTCTATTTTGTTCATAGTTTTTATGTTAAGTTTAGTTTTAAGTCTCCTTCATTACTACAATCTGTTAAAGGGTCCATTGTGTGTTCGTCTCCTAAGTTAAGTGTGTCAAAATGAATCATCTTATCTACCATATATTTTCTTAACTCTCCCACTGTTACGTGATCGTCTTCTTCCAAGTCGTGGTTGATTGAAGAAATTAAGTAAATTGTTCTGTCAAGTGTTTTGTAATCCCATACCGGGTTTCCTTGGACTGTTAACTGTCTTGAAAGCTCTTGAGGATTTCCAGTCTTTAGTATTTCTTTAAATTTTTTCATTGTATATGTGTTTGTGTCTTTATACGAAACGCTTTTTATCATAAGCTACGATGTGATCTCTTCCTGTCATATTATATCCCTTTTCTGCACACATTTCAAATACAAGAGGATACATTCTAATTAATTCTTCTCTTGAATCTCCTGCTGGCATAATGTATGTTTTATTCTTTGGAATATTCATATCAACTCTAAATGCTTCAAGTTCAACTAATCCTTCTTCTGTTCCATCCCAAACTGGTTTGTAGTGGTAGTCTGAATGATAAGCTAGTGTCTGTGCTATTGCTTCTTTGTTAACTCTAAACTTGTTATGTTGCTTAATCATTCTTTCGTCTGTAATGTTTCCTTTTGGAGTCTTAACTCCTAATACTGGAACTGTATTACTGAACTTTGGACTAAGTGAGATTAATCCTATTGGAAAGTCTGTTGGTAGGAAGTGGCTTCCTTCTGTTTCAATTGTAATTAAGATTCCTCTTTCTTCTGCAAAGTGAGTTAACTCGTTTACAATAGCCGGATGCATTGTTGGACTTCCTCCTGTTAACATCATCTCTGTAATGTGTGGATTGTCGTCATACATTTTTACAATGTCGTTAAATGTAAAGGTTCCTTTTTCAGGATGTATAGATGTTTGCCAGCTATCACACCATCCACCTTCTCCGAAATAACATCTATGAGTACATCCAGAAGTTCTTACACAGATTGTTGGTCTCCCAAATCTACTTCCTTCTGATTGTACACATCTGTATAGTTCTAAGACTGGCAGTACTTTATTGTAATCTTCTACTCTTTTTAATTGATTAGTCATATTCTATTTTCTTTTTAATTTGTAACTACTCTCCGTATGTTGATGAATTTGTTTCATTCTCCCAACACTCTACTTTAGATACTCTACATCTTCCTGCATCTGTTAATGCTAACCTTTCGTTAAAATGATCATACACTAGTTTTGCACAGCTTTCTGCTCCCATCTTTTCAAGTACTACTAGTTTAGCTAAGCCCATTTCCTCTAAGTATTGAAATGTCTCTAATTGTGGATCATCTTTTTCAATTAATAAAGTGTGATCCCACATATCGTTCATCCATTTCTTTAGTCCATTTCCTACAGGTGAATCTTTAAATCCTCCGTAATCAACTATCCAGTTCATGTCGTCTAGTCCTCCGTTGACTGTTGTGTCGTTTGCTTCAAAATGTACTTTAAATTTTAATGCATATCCGTGTAGTAGTTTACAGTGTGAATGTTGAGCTCTGTGTTGTCTTAATGCTACACTGTAGTTACTGAATACTTTTGTTGATTGATATCTTTTCATGTTTGTTCTTTTAATTTTTCTTACTCAATTTAACTTTAACATATCCTACTGCTGCCAATATACTTGCGCTTGCCGGTATTGCAGTCATTACGCTTATATGCGGTTCTCCGCAAAGGCCTAAGGTGTGTCTAATAACTTCTATCATGTGTTTTTGTTTTATATATTTTCCTACTAATACCTTAAGATAGTAATATTTTACTTCTAAAGCAAATATTTTATAAGAATAGTTGAATTAAAATTAAGACTATGCAAAGTGTTAAAGATATTGCAGTCTTAATGGTGAAGGGTTCTCCTAAGATGTAATGGGTTAAGGTTGCAAAGATTACCATTCCTACTGCAAATCCTAGGAATCGTCCCGGCCATACTAGTCCATTAAAGGCTGTTGCTAGGTATCCTGTTGCTAATATAAAGAAATAAGATACTGCTGTTCCTCCTATAAGTGCAACTATGAATGGATTGTCTTTAAACGATTTCCATATGAATTGTCCGTTTGCCTGAAACCATATTACTGTTTGCCCTAATGTATATATTCCTAAGCCTAAAGCTATTTTTTGATTGTCTGTCATATCTGGTTTTTACTGTTTTACATTTCGTATATTTGAAATAACACTATCCATATTAACCACCATCCTGTTATATCCATTCCTAAAAACGGTAAAGGTATGTTGGGAACTAGTATATGTATTCCTAAAAATATTACAAAAATTAATAGGTAAATGTAATGTAAATTGTACTTCTTGATAATTTCGTTTAGTCTTGATATCATGTCGTTATATTTAATGTATATCTAAATATAGCGATTATATAACACTTAAGCAACTATTTTACCTGTTCTTTTGAAAAAAGTTTGTGAGTTACCATTTTCCTTTTACACATTTCTTATCTGGTGCAAATACCATTGCTGGAAATCCGCATCCGCATTGGTCACATTTATACCCTTTTACTTTCTGATCTGCTGATGTATTTTCTGGTACTAAGGTTGAAGATTCTCTTCCGTTAGGTAAAATATTCTGAATTAAGCTATATGTTCTGCTTTCTACTAAGTGTGGACAGTTTCTACATATCTCTGCTCTAGTCTCTGCTAGCTCTTTAACTTCGTCTGAGATGTCTCCTGTTTGAAAGTACTTTAAATAGTTTCCCCATCCCTCTTTAATGTTTTTAATAATTTTCATAATACCTGTTTTTATTTCTGTTTTTAGTATTCAAAGTCTTCTGAGTCGTCAAACCAGTATTCGTGTGGATTTTCTTCTACCTTTTTTACCGGTTTAATCTTTATGTTTTCGTTTTTTATTTGCTCTACTAGTTTCCTGTACTCTACTTCTACATCGTTTAGTATTATCGATACCTGTATTGGAGAGTCTGTTTTATCTAACTCTACTCCTAGTACTATTATTTTCTTTACAAATTCATTCATAACTTTTATACTTTATTCCGATTACATAAACATTCCATTTCTCCAATCTAATTTTTTAAATACGTCGGGTAATTCCTTTTCCATCTCTTCTCCAATTCTTAAAGCAATGTCTCTAACTTCTTTTTGTGCGTGGTTATCACATCTTACATTCAAGAATCCTAACATATCTCTAAGTGTTCCCGTAATATGAATTGTAGTTTTTGTACATAAAGGTAAAATATCTCTAGCACATTCTTTAGCTACACCTGCTTTTATAAGACTGTTATACAGTTCTTCTACTTCCTCTAGTACCCCGTTAATGTAAGTTCTAGCAGATAGTCCAGGAGCTAATTCAGGGTTAAAACTGTCCGTACTACTCTGTCTATTCGTTGGATGTTCTCTTCTAATGTCTATTTCTTCAAAACCTAAAGGTTCAGCATACCTTAAAGACCATTCTTGCCCATTTAAACTTCTATGTCTAAATATCTGTGCTGAAATACTTCTTCTAGTCTCAATTTTAAATCCAAATGAAATGTGTTGAAGTGGGCTCCAGTGAGCATTTGACATAAGATACTTTATTAACTTACCCCCATCTTGTTTAATGGTTCCATGTCTAGCAATTGCCGATACTATCTCTAATTGGTCTAGTTCTTTATATGAACCTAGTCCTGTTGTCTTTGATATTAATTCTACCTTCATTGTATGTTTGTCTTTAGTAATCCCATGTAAAAGTAATCTCCTGTACTCTTATACTTTCCTTGTAAATACCTTCTAACTTCTACGTTGTTAAAATTCTTAATTAGTATTTCAGCATACTTATGTTTTGCAACATCCTGTACGTCTGCTCTTTCTATATTTCTAATTAATGCTTTCTGGTTTTCCATTTGTTTATTTTATTAGTTCGTTTAATGTACAAAATAGTACTATTGTTGCTATACCTACTCCTACTAGTAGTGCAAGCTCTTTTAACATTTTCTTTGTTTCTTTATATTTCATACTACATGTCTCTTTGTGTTTCGTAAATGTGTTTTACAGTTGGATGTCTTAACGAAATTCCACCTTTGTCGTTAAAGGTTTCTTCGAAGTACTGAACTGTTATTGTCTTTCCTATGATTGATCCGTCCATATACTTTAGTCGCTGTTCTTGTGAGAAGCCACTTCCGACTTTTACTTTATGTCCTCTATGTTCAATATATACTTGAGCTAACATTTTCATTGTAACAGATTTTCCATCTCTTACAACTTCATGATCTTCATTACCATAGTCCATTACCACGTATTCTGCATCGAAGAACTTCTTAACCTTTACAAGGTTCTTTGTACGTTTCCCTTCATATGCTACATTTTTTCTAAGCATTACTCCCTCCCAGTTATTGTCTGCTGCTAGTTTTACCCATTTTGCAAGATGTGCATCATCCTTAACCCTGTACTGTTCAGCATACTTTATAATGTTTGTAGGCTTTTCTGCTTGAAATTTACCGTTTAGCCATGATCTTAAATCGTACAACCTAAACTCTAAATGTGATGAAACTGATTCGTTGTCGAAATGTTTGTTATTCATCATGTCGAAAAGCATGTAGGATGGATTCTGGATTTGATGATTCTTTCTTCTTAGCTGTTTCATAACACCTTGAAAGTCTTCGTTTCCGTCTTTATCTATTAGGCAGATTTCTCCGTCAAAAGTAACATTTATGACTCCTGTTGCCTCTATTGCGTCTGTTACTTTTGTAAGTGTGTTGAATTCTATTCCTGTTCTGCTGAATAGTGTACACTTTCCTTCTCCGTCTACTCTTGCTAGACACCTTACTCCGTCTAGTTTTCTTGATGCAAACCATCCATCTTTCCAATCACACTTTCCTTCTTCGTACTCTTTTGCAAGTGCAACGGAATATGTTGGGATTAGGTCTGGTATACTTTTGTTGATAGTTTTAATTCCTGCTCTAATTTCTAAATCTTTATCTATAATTTTATACAACATGTCCCCATCTGTATTATGTGCAACAAAGCTATTAATTAATGTTATAGCGTTATGCCCTGTTACTGCTTTACTGCTCAACTGTTTAAGTACTTCTTGTATGCTGATGTATCCTAAAGAGTCGTCAATAAGTTTATGATTCTTTTTACAGTTTTTACTTGTTACAAAATATTTCTTATACGGGTTGTACGTAGCTTCTAAAAGCGTGTGTATGTTTGTTGAAGTTCGTGACAGTATTTCTTGTTTCTCTAATGCACTACTTGTTGATCTCATCTCTTCGATGAATGTTTTTAATTCTGTCATATCTTTTATTTTTTTAATTCCCCCATATCTAAAGATACGAACTATATAATGTAGTTCCTACTCTTTTACTGTTTATTTTAATGTTTTTAAGGTGTCTACAGTATGTACGTCCAAAGGAAGTATAAGTCATAGGTTGCAATTAGTATCAATGTCCAAAACACTATCGGGAAAATTACTCGAATGTTTCTATTGTAAGTGTTTTTACCTGTTCTAAATGTTATAAGTTTTAAAAAGTCTTTCATCTTGTTCTGTTTTTATAAGTTACTTCTTACCGAATTTCCTATCATCATTTGAGATGTCGGAGCAATTCCGAATAGTATCCAGTCGTCTTTAGTGTTGAACTTTTCTCTACAGAGATCCATAATACTTTCATCAAAAGGTAAATGTCTTCCCGTAAGTGTACAGAGTACCGGGTGCCATTTTACGTTGAATCCGTCATGCATAAATGTAATCCAAGCCATTTCTTTTTCTATATCTATCATATCTCTTGGTATTTAATCTTCTATTGTTTTATATTCTCTACTAGTGTCTATGTCTTGTAGTGTCTGGATGGCACTTTCTAATGATGCTACCATTTCTTCAACCATGTCTCTTAAGCTTTCACTTCTTACACAGTTCTTAATTTCGTATGTATAGTTGTCAATCATTGCTAATTCCCCTATTGCTTCCTTTAATTCAGGAACGCAATCCCAACCATCTTCTTGTGTCTTTATAATCATAACCTTTATTTTTTATTTATTAACATTAGTACTATACGTTGCAATCATCTTCTCCACTCTTTTCGTGGTCATGTTCTGAATATAAACTTAAGTTTAAGTATTCTCCGTTATTTCCTCCTATAAAGGTCATTACGTCTCTTGTCTCTTCCTTATCCCAAGCTAAACAAAAAGCATGTTCTTCTGCTGTTAAGTACTCTTTTGTATTCATTAACATTTCAAACCTGTTGAAATCTGATCTATCTGTATGCTGTTGAGCTTCTTCCGATCCTTCTAAAAAATCTAACTGCTCGTTTACTATTTTACTATTTAACTTTGTCATATCTTTTGTTTTTATTAGTTCCCCTATACCTAAAGATACGAACTATATAATGTAGTTCCTACTCTTTTACTGTTTATTTTCCTTTTTATTTCAAAGTAAAAGAGGATAGCTTTCACCATCCTCTTCTCTTGTAACTTTGAGAACACCCTAGAGTTACTAACTAGTCCGACTAACGATTCGACCTGCGTCCGCGACAATTCACTAACCATAGTAATTACCGAAGTAATATATATATATGTAATGTTAGCAAACCCGTCATCAGGGTGCTTCGATCCCTATCTAATGCACTAGAATCGGGCCTTTTTATAATGTGTAAGGCTCCCACTTTCCTTACGTGTCAGTCTAAAGTTTTTTCTCTTTCGAGGGGCCGGTGACTGAATTATCCTCCACATATTTCTATGTTTAAACCTGAGCGGTTTTAAATACGTACAAGAGAAGGTTCGGGTCTTTCAAGGTTACTGGTTTACACATTTAACTTCTACTCTCTATTTGGTCATAGGTTTAACCATTATTTAATAAAACTCCACTGCCCAAATTTCAGTTATGGGGTAAGATTCACTCTACCTTGCAAAGTGAGAGATTTTCGACTTACATTTACAATAAACACAACTGCTGATACAGTTTAACTATCTTAGCCATGCATATCCAA